AACCTCTTGCTGAGCTTTGATGAATTCGCTCATCGGTGTCTCCTTAGTAGTTTGCTATTTGGTCAGTCGAGCTAACTCAGACTTTTATTGGGCGGAGCTTACTCTCGCCACACCTTCCATTTTACCCCCTCAAGTTCCCCTTGAAGGTTATGCTAAGAATGTGAAGGAATTTAGCAAAGAATTGTTCGAGCGTTATGATGGCGCTGCTAGGGGAGTAATCACTGAATGGCTCCAGGATGAGGGTTGGGCTGTTCGAGACAACCCTGACAAATATGGCATTGATCTAATTGCTGAAAAGGATGGAGTGACCTGGCTAGTTGAGGTGGAAATCAGAACCGCTTGGAATGGCAGATTTCCTTTCAAGACACTTCAGCTGTCAACCAGAAAAGCAAAGTTCATAACTCCACAGACTTTGTTTGTGGTGGTCTCAAATGACCTAGAACATTTTTATGCTGTGACCGGTGATGTGTTTGACCTCGTTGGGTTTGTAGAAAAAGACACCAGGCTCACCAAAAATGAGCTGTTCTATGACATCCCTCTAAAGTTCTGCCACCTCTATGCAATAAAAAACCCCCCTAGCTAAACAGCCAGAGGGGAGAGGAAACCTCTATCGAGTCTCTTCAGACTCCTCAATTCGGATTTCCTTTTCGACCTTTTTGGTCTTTACTTCTGGATTGAGGGCTTTGTGTAATGCCTCAGCCTGTGTGTCGGATGCCTCTCTGACTTTTCCAACCACTGGATTTCCTACTGCTTCGAGCAGGATTTTTTTGATTTCTTCTTTTGTCATGACATGCCTTTCATCAGCAGCGCTAGTTTCTTTTTCTTTAGTTCGAGTTTGGCCATGCCATCATCCTCAGATTCTGATTCCTCTGGCTCTGGAGCTAGGTTATCAATGACAGAGTTCAAAATTGATTTGTCATTATCGGTGATTGTGTCGCCTGTCTCCAACTTCAGGATTGCATCTGCCAAAGCATCAGCATCAACATCAGCTCTCTGGGCTACTTTGTCCAAGCCTCTGACAGCAACTGTTCCCTCTGTGGAACCATAAGCTGGCTGAGAAACAACTGAAACCTCTCCAAGCCTGATGCTGGTTAGTGTTCTCTCAGTTCCCTCAGCATTCCATTCATCTCCACCGCTTGGGACAGAGAATCCGAATGACATGCCAGCTAGGTCACCTCTTTGAATAAGGGTTGAAACATCCCTGCCAGTGGAGGTTGGGGCAATGTCTGCCTCTACTCTCAAACCTCTTTGGTCTTCATACAGCCTCAATGTTCCAGCTCTGGTGGAAGCTAGAATCTCTGAGCTGTCATGGTTGTAATACATGAAAACATTGTTTCTGCTCTTTAGTGATCTAGTGAATGCACCTGGCTTGATTCTTTCAATGAAGGGCAATGGGTGTGATGGGGAATCAAACAAAGCAGCATAGCCAGAAAAGGTCATGCCATCGCCTTCATCTCTAAGTTCAAACTCAGTCTCGATGGTTCGAGTTTCTAATTTTTTAGCCATTTCGCCTCTAACTCTTTCCTCTGACTCTTCCTCTATCCTACTAACAACACCCTCAGCAAAGGCTTGAACTCTCTCAGCGCCTCTGACTGTTGGAATTGAACCCCAAAGATAAAAAGCCACAGCTCCTGCTCCTGGGAATCCCTCTCCACCAGGTTGATTCTGTTCTGCCTCTAGGTCTGTCAAGTGCCTTGCAATCCAAGGGCTAATCCTGTTCCATTTGGAAATTGAAACATTACCCCTAGCCATCGCTCTAGCTTCCCTGATGGTTTGTTCTGTGACACCATCTCCAGCCAAGCCTTCCTCATACAGCTCCAGACCTCTCCTGGCGGCTGCTCTCATGTAGGCAGGAGGTGTCAGGTCAACATCTCTCTGCTCTATGCTCCTGTCGCCTCTGGTGGACTTTGGGTGGTCTTCTGGGAGCAGGTCATTGTCTGTGATGTAGGCAGAGTTCTCTGGCTCACCATTTCTCAAAAGATAGAGATAGGCATTGACTCTAGCCATTGCCCATGCGCCTCTGCTCTGCCCTGGTCTGTGACTGACTGAAAAAGCTCCAGCGCCTCTGCGATAAACAGCGGCTAACTGACCAAAAGTTGTTCGAGTATAGTCTGGGCGATCTGCTTCCTCCATCGCCTCATTGTGGTCTCTGACTTTGTTTCTGAGCGCTGTTTCTGTTCGCTCTGAGAGTTCAATGTCTCCACCTGCTCCAGAGGCTGAGCCTGGTTCATTCTCTGCGCTTCCCTCAATCTGCTCTTCTGGTTCAGCTGGTGTTGATGCGCCTTGATCATGCTCCGAGCGATAGCCAGATGTTCCTGTGGCATCCTCATATTCTGCATGGGTTGAGCATGGCATGTAGATTGTTTCTCCATTTTCATCCATTTCATGAGTGCCTTCACAGCCAATCTCTTCAGCTCTCTCTAGGGCTTCCTCTTCAGTGGTGAATTTGTCTCCTGCCAGAGCGATTCTGAGACTCCTAAAATCCCCCTCATACTGCCCTTGGGGTTCTAGGTCTTCAGCCAATGAAATTGCAATGTGATGGTCGATTGCTTCCTGCCTGGTTCTGTGGCAGAAAACTAGCTCTCCATCTTCCTTGACAACTGCAAAACCTTCACAGTCTGGATGCTCACCTCTGTCAGTGTAAAAATATGGCATAAGTTAGTCCTGAGTTATCCTTAGCACTCCAAGCTCCAAACCATCTGGGTCGCTCATGGCATAAAGCTCATCACCTGCACCCAAGTGATAGGTCACTGTCTCACCTGGGTCAATGTGAATGGAGTTGTTTAGTGTCATGTCTGCATTGCCAAGATGAATGTATTCGTTTGAGCTTTTAGTCATATTGTGAAGGTGAACCACCTGCTCCATGTTGTCGTTTGGACAGACCAGGGTTGCTGTGGTGTTGCTCAATGTCTTTGTGTCGTTATGAATTGGCATCATCATCCTCTGGATAGACACTGGCTGGGTCTTCTGGGTCAATGTTCTGAACTCCCTGGAGCTGGACAGATGGGAGACCGGTGTGGTCTATGGCTGGCAGTCCGAATGCCTGCAAGACCTGCTCTGGGTCGTATCCAACCATTACCAAATCTCTTGCCATCTTGACCTTCTCGGTCTCAGACTTGACTGTTGCATTTTCCACATTGACATTGGCAAGCGGAACTCTTGGAGTGTCAGCGTTTGGATCATCAACAGCTGGGAGGTCTTCTAGCCTCCTGACATCATTGATTGACAGATAGCCAGCTTGCAATCCTCTTGAATAGGCTTGGGTTCTCTCTGTTAGCTGCGCCCTAAGTAGTCCATCCATGTTGAACTTCAGGAATGCTCTCTCTCCACCCTGATAGCGAGCCATCATGTTTGAGAAGCCATTTTCAATCTTGGTCGCTAATGGTCGGAGGCAGTGAGTTATCCATGCAAGGTTGTTTTGCTCAACCGATGCATAGCTTGTTCCAGTTTCCAATCCCAAAAGGTGTGGAGGGATGTTGAATGCTCTGGCGATTGTGGCAACAGTGTGATTCTTAGTTTCAATCATCTGAGACTGTTGAGGGTCAACTGTGGTTGGTGAATACTTAGCTCCACCTGAGAGAACAGCTGTTTTATGCGCCCTGTCCCAGCCTCGGTGTCGAGCATCGAATGCTTCCTGAAGATTCTTAGCTTGGTCAGCGGTCAGGTTGCCAGGGTATTCCAGAACACCTGAGGTGTGAGTTCCGCTTCCAAAGAATTTAGCGGTGTAGTTTGTCAGCGCTTGGGCAAGGGAGAAGTCCTCTTTGAGAGCTTCGATTCTTGAAACACCTCTCATCTGACCTGGCTTGACCACATCAGGGATGAAAATCATCTCATCCTGGGAGAGCATTTTCTTTTCACCCTCTACCTTGAAAGCTACTTTGCCAATGCCATTGCGCTTGATTTCTACTGTTTGAGGATTCAAAACTGAAAAGCTGACTGGCAAACCCTCTGAGTCATTGAACACTCTGATGAATGCATTGCCCTCCAACAGCATTGAGACAATCACTGAGCCATAGAATGCTGATCTGGTGGTGTCAACATCTGGCTGCAACACCCATTCTGGTCTTGGTCGGAATGGTCTTCTGTCGCCTCCGACTCTGATGAAGACATCGAGTGGCAATGTTGAAACTGTTGAGCTGATTAGATTGACAGCTGAAAAAATGGCAGACACCTGAAAGGCGCTGTCTTGGTTGACCACTGTGCCAGCTTTGGTTGCCAGCTGAAATGTGTCACCGCTTGCAAAAACACTTTGGAAGCTGAGCGCCCTGGTTTCAAAAAGATTATTCAACATTTCTTCTGCGCTCCAATGCCAATCCAAATAATGTGATGAAGATTCCTGCGGATATTACTCCAAGGGGAAGCCATACCAAGCCCAGTCCAACTGAGATTGTCGCTCCTCCAACTGCTTGCATCAGTGTTGCCATAACCGCCTAAACATAAACCTGTGGCACTAATTCCTCTTCCATCTTACCTGATGTGGCTCGATTGAAAGCGATTACCGCCGCAACAGCGGCATCGATTCTGCGCTGAGAACTTCTGGAGTCTTTGACAATCCTGGTTCCCAAATTGTCTGTCTTCACCACTGCGTTATCGATGTGTCTGGCCAGGGTTGGGTCACCATCATGAGTCATTGCTTTGTCAACAACTGCATCATAGAGGGAGGCGCATGCTGGAATCATCCTCCTGGCTGATGTGGATGGGAACTCAACGATTGGCAAACCTCGATCTGCTAGAACCTCCATTGACCTCTGCCAGCGATAGGGGTCACAGGCAATCTCTCTGACTTTTGGATGTGCCTGGGTGAAGTCGATGATGGTTTGCTCCACCTCTTGAATATTGACTCTCCACTCTCTGTCATGGATGGCTTCATCCTTTTCCCAGGTCTTGACCATGAAGATAACTGGCTCCTGGTTTTCTTTAGGGATAGTGCATCCGACTATGACAGTGGCATCTCCAGAGAATGAACCATCGAATCCCAGAACATACTCCTGCTCTGGGTCTAGTTCAAACTCATCGGCTCTGTCATCCCAAGCTCCAGATGGAAGCCATGCTGTTTGAGATGAAACAAAGTTGTTCAATCGCTTTGTTCTGAATTCGTTTTCTGGTGTTCTGCGAACAGCGCTCTCGAAGTCAGCTTTGGAGCAGATGTCATCAAATCCAGGATTGGCCAGCTCCCAGGTCTTGGGGTCTTTGTAGTCAGCCTCAAGCGGTGCCTCAAACCAACTCATGAAAAAAGAATCATCCTGGACTTCACCTCTGACAACTCTCTCTCCATATTGCTTCAAAGAGTAGAGGATTGATTCTGAACCTGTTGAGTCCACCTTGACTCCAGCTGTCGACAGAATGAGCATTTGAGAACTTGGGCGGCTACCCATTGCCAATGAATAAACATCAAAGAGTCTTCTGTTGGGAAGTGCATGAGCTTCATCCAGCAATGTCACTGTTGGAGATAATCCCTCAGCGGTTGAGTCTTCACTTGACCTAACCCTATAAACAGAACCAGTGGATGGAATCTCAATTGCATCTCTATAAATCTTTGCCATCTCTGTCAGCTCTGGATTGGACTGGAGCATTTTCTTTGTGTCCGAAAAGATAATCCGAGCCTGATCCTTATCCGCTGCGACAGAATAAATCTCTCCACCTTTGACTCCAAGATAAAGATGAAACAAAGCGAACATTGAACCCATGGCGCTCTTGCCATTTTTTCGAGGTGTGGAAACTATGTTCAACCTTTGACGGAAGTTGCCATGTTCATCCTTTGCCAGAACTTTTCTGAAAATGTCTTTTTGCCAGTCTCTGAGGCGGATAGGGCTTCCCATCTGACCAGCCACAGAATCCTTGGTGATGACTCCAAAAGCCTCTGCAAACTCAATAGCAAGCTCACCAGAGCCTCTTTTGACTGCATCCTCTGGGACATCCGTCAGCCATCTGGGTTGGAGGTCAGTCATTTCTCTTTGCCATCAATTCCTCAAGCTTGCTCTGTCGCTTGACTTCAGCTAACCCTAACCTAGTTCGCTCGGCAGGGGAAAATCCAAGCTGTCCGAGATTAGAGGCAATATCTTTTTCCAGCTGTCTCAGTGCAGCTCTCTCATGCCATGCTTCCATGTTCTCTAAAACAAAAGCTCTCAAAAGGTCTCTCTCATCCAACTGCTCACAGACCATCTGAACTAGCTCAATATCTGTCCGGTTAGAAATCCAAAGCTGACCACCATTCCAAACTCTGTCCCAAAGGTCTTTGCCAGACAGCTCTAAAGGTCTCAGGGGTTTGGGGACTTCCTCAGACATTGGCAACTCAACATCAGTGACTGGCTCTTTGTAGTTTCTGGAACCAATCTTTTTCTTGACCTCAGCTGGTTTTGGAGGGTTAGGCAATTTGGGTTCCTTTCCTGACATTGCAGATAAAATGTGAAAGCTTCAGATTCTTTGGGTCATCCGTTCCACCTTTGCTCAAAGGAATGACATGATCCAAGCTTGGACTCATCCTGGAGTAAGAGGGCAGAGAGTCATCGACATATTCACCGCATATGTGGCAAGTCCATTCATCTCTTTCGCTTATGACTGAAAACATTGAGCTTCTGACATAGCGATATCGGCGGCGCTTAGCATTCTTTGCTCTGTTCCAATCTCTTTGTCTTTGCTCTTTGCAATCTGGGTGGCTGACCTTGCCTGATCTGGATGCCAGCTTCCAAACTGGCTCTTTGCAGTAGTAACAGGGAACCTCCACAAAGTCTGGGCGATTGAGTCGCTCCTGCTCTCTGGCCGCTTTGAGATATTTGTTGTATTCCTTGCTCTTGCACTTGACTGAGCAGAACCTGGTTCTGGTGTTCTGGGCTGTGAACTCAACCAGGCAAACAGGGCAGGTTTTTTCATGCGACCTTCCCTCTCTGAGCAACCGATTTCTGCGTAGCTTCTGGCAAGCCTCTGAGCAGGTCAAGGGGAATCTCCCTTTGTTTTTTCTGATGACCTCAGCTGCGCATTCGGTGCAATTGTGCATGATTCAAGCATAATCGAAAATGTGTTCGAATCGGTCTCGAACCATGCATGCATGTCACCTAG